TGTTGAAAACTACGGTCCGCTTGAGAAGTTCGACGAGACGATTGCCTGGATGGATGAAGTGATGCAGCAAAGCTGAGAAAAGAAGGCCCGGAAGAGTTGACAACCCTCCGGGCCTTCCGTCTGCTTAGAAGCAGAAGAACTATGTTCGGTTCCTTCTCCGTCAGCACGCTGGCAAGCGTGAGGCGGAACTGATTCGTAAGGGTCTGAACTCCTTTCGCCTGAGTGGTGACCGTATCGACCGTCAGCACATTGCGGCGTGTATCGAAGTTCTCAAGGCTCTCTAACTGACTTCTTAACCTCCCAGTCTGATAGAATGGCTGGGAGGTTTCATTATGTTTGGAGGAATAATGAACGAGTGGCTACTTCTCTTTTTGCTCAGTTTGGGTACGTACAGACTTACTCGGCTGGTAGTCAAGGATACGTTTCCACCTGTCCTTTGGGTAAGAGATAGGCTTGTCGGAGGATGGAGAGAACTTACTGAACGGGAAGAAGACCTACGTATTAACGATGCTCGGGCACACGAAGATGAAAGGAAGCGTTGGCCAATTCGCTGGCCTGTAGAGACGATCGATGGAGTGGAGCACAGATATGTAAAGCCCGTTTCCTGGTCTCCGTTCTGGCTCCGGGAGCTTCTGAGCTGCCCGTGGTGCTCCTCTGGGTGGCTGTCCCTCGTCTTGGTACTCGGAGCGTCTGCCAGCGTCTCTGTGCCCCTCCCAGCGCTCCTGTGGCTGTCCTCGTGGGCTCTAGGCGCGTTGCTTGCCTCCCAGGACTGGGCATGAGACCCTGACCGGGCGCGACGCTGCCGCGCTCCACCCCTCCCGCGCGCCCATAGCGGGAGGGGTTTTCTCATGCCTCTCTCGCTACAGTAGAGACAAGAGAAGGAGGGCACATGCCTTGGTACACGCTGGGTTTGGGGAGGAAGCCCCCGAAGATCAGAAACGACTTTTCGCCAGAAGCTTTCGAACGCGCGCTTACTGCTGCTGCATCAAATGTGCAGACCCGGACGGCTTCCTCTTCTTTTATACCTTCTTCTGAATCTTGGCAGAATGAGGTTTGGGGATACTACGATACGCTAGGCGAGTATCGATACGGTGTTGACTGGAAAGCGCGTATGATGTCGCGCACACGTCTTTACGCTGCGCGCATTGATCCTACGCAGGATGAACCTATTCGTCTTGATGATAACTCTGTAGCCATTCAGCTTGTTTCTCGCCTCGGCGGAGCAGTAGACCAGCCTAGCCTGCTTTCTGACATTAGTACACAGCTTGACGTTCCTGGAGAGGGATTTGTCATTGCTGAAATGATAGACGGAGTAGAAAATTGGTTTGTTCGATCCCGAGATGAAGTGCGGAAGCGCTCGGGCGTTTTTGAAATAGTAGATGAAGACACGCTTAGCAACACGCAGGAATGGCGACCGCTAGCGCCAGACCACTTTGCTATGCGTGTTTTTCATCCGCATAAGCGCTATCACTACATGGCTGACTCTGCTTCCCGGGCTGCGCGAGGAACCATGCGGGAGCTAGAACTAGTTAACCGGCATATTCTAGCTCAGTATCTATCTCGTCTCGCTTCTGCGGGCGTTTGGTTGGTTCCTGAGGAAATTACGTTTCCTACCCGCGAAGAGTTTGCAGACCAACCAGACCCGTTTATGGCTGAGTGGATCGAAATTGCAGCAGAAGCTATCCAAAAGCCGGGAACAGCTTCTGCTGTTGTGCCCATACCGATGAAGATTCCGGGAGAATGGATATCAGCAGCTAAAGATGGGTTTCTAGACTTCACTCTTAGGATAGATGAACAAGTCATTGAAAAGCGAGAGTCCGCTATTAGGAGACTCGCGACTCAGATAAACATTCCTGCCGAAATCCTGACTGGCATGGGAGCAGTGAATCACTGGGGCGCATGGCAACTAGAAGAAGGCGCGGTGAAAACCGCTATCGCTCCAGATATGGAAGAGATCTGCTCAGCTTTTACTAAGCAGTATCTCCGCCCAAGGCTTGCAGCGTCCGGTGAAGAAAATCCAAACGACTTTGTAGTATGGTATGACTTGTCTGAGATCACTATTCGTCCAGACAGGTCTGAGAAGGCCATCCAACTCTATGACCGTCTTGAGTTGTCGGGCGAGGCTGCTCGTCGTGAAGGCGGCTTTGATGAGTCGGACGCTCCGACCGAAGAGGAACTGAACGAGCAAGCTCTAAAGATTTTCGTTAGAAATATCCCTGAGGCAGCATTTTCCGCCCTTAAGGAACTTACGGGCCAGGAACTGAATGATCCCGATCCTACGGTTGAGGGTGAACCTCCTCCAGAAGCAATAGAAGAAGCACCCTCTACAGAAGATCGGACCGAACCGGACACACAGAACGAGCCTCCCCCGCCTCCAGACGTTGCTGCACTCAGAGTAGAACGAATGATAAAGCAGGCAAACGAGAGGCATGTTATACAGTTTGACGGACTGGGGCAATGGTCATTGCATCATCCCCACCTTTGCAAGGATCACGCCTATTCGTGCCCATTCACTCAGGGCGTGCTTAATCTAAAGCACTCTGTATTTCCTGCTCGTTCCGGCTTGTACGAATGCAATCTTGATGCACAAGGAACAATTCGGATTGGAGATCAATCACCGCTAGAGAGCACAAAGGGGCTTATATCTCTGGGATGGAAGGGAAAGAAGCTCAATGGGCACAGTGTTCACTGATCCCGCTTTTCATCTTAGAGGCAGACATGTTCAGCACTCGCACGGAAGAAGCAACACGGAAAGTGCAAAACATCTGTCCGGAGCGATGATTGCTCTCATGCCGAGTGAAGAAAACGCACAGAGGCTTAGGGTTGGGGGAGGTGAAATAGCGGAACAACTCCACTTGACTCTGTACTTCCTAGGAGAGGGAGCAGACTGGGAGAACCAAGGACGAGAGAGCCTGACTAACGCTCTTATCGATCGGTTCGCAGAAGAAGGGCCGATTATTGTTCAGGCACGCGCCTTTGGCGTAAGTCATTGGAACGGCGACAGAGATAATCCTTGTTGGGTGCTAAGCGTAACTAATCTTCCCGAAGAAGACAGGGAAGAGGATTACACCTCCCTTGAAAAGCTCCGCTCAGTTGTGACAGAGACCCTTGAAGCAGAAGAAATAAACATTCCGTCTCAGTACACGCCCTGGGCTCCGCACGTTTGTTTGGCTTATACAGACGATGTGAGTTTGACAGAGGAACTTCAGAAGCGTCTAGGAGCGATTACCTTCGATCGGGTGCGCGTAGCATTCGCGGGAGACTATACGGATATCCACTTGAACAAAGAAGGGTTGACTGCTGCCGCTAATCCTCTTCTCAGGCGAAACTTGAATCAGTGGGAGTCCGCTTCTCATACTGACTTCGTTCGGATGCAAGAAGACTGGATGAGTGCAGTAGATGCCGCTTGGGCAGACATAGCTCAGATCAGGGACGAGCAGATAGAGAGCTTGGCCTCCCAAGTATTCAATGCGGCTCAGGCTGACGACCTAGACGCACTGACTTCTCTTAGCCTTAGCGATACAGCCATTCAAGCAGTCTTGTTTGAACACATGGTCAGTGCTGCGCAGCAGGCCGGAGAGCAGCAGCAGGAAGAAGCTGAAGCACAAGGCATAGAAGTGCCCGAGTGGACGCTAGAAGAGAGCCTGACTGCTGCTATTGGTCTCAGTCTTCTCCAGTCCATATCCGAGGTAACAGCTCGCGTCATAAACACATCGTTTATTCAGAGTGCTATCCGTAGGGCGCTGTCTCTGGTTGGTCGTCCTCAGATCAGTTCCGAACAAGTTCGGGAAGAGGTAGAGGCACATCTAGAGGGGTTGTCCGAGGCTGGCCCAAGAGAGTCCATCGGGGGGGCAATCACATCTGCCCAGAATGAAGGACGTAGGACCGTTCTTGCGGCTGCACCCGAGGCGAGTCAGTATATTGCCTCGGAGATACTCGACAGGAACGTCTGTCAGCCTTGTAGGCAGATAGATGGAACCACATTCGATACGCTGGCAGACGCTACCGAGCAATACCCTTCAGGAGGATTCAGAAACTGTTTGGGTGGAGTTCGATGCCGGGGCACTATCGTAGCTGTATGGGACGGAGAATAGTAAATGCCATACGAAGTGAGGCAAAATCATGCTGACTGCCCCGATGACTCCCCTTGGGCAGTAGTCAAGATTGAAGATGGAGAACTTATGGGGTGCCACGCGACGGAAGAGGAGGCAGACAATCAAAGGGACGCCCTCTACGCTTCAGAAGTAGGAGGAGAGCAGTCTGCCTCCTGGCGTGGACCCCTTGCGGTCGAAGGAATCGTTACCGGAGATGGAAGGGAGTTTGCAGAGGGTGCACTCTCTTGGGCTGATCTTCCGATTCCTCTTCGTTGGAACAAAGAAGATTCCCATGGGGGAGAACCGCATACGGTTGCGGTGAACGTTGGTAGGATTGATCGAATCTGGCGTGACGGTAATCAGATCATGGGCGAGGGTGTTCTTAACCTGAAGTCCGAGGATGGTAAAACCGTCTATCAGATGATCGAAGACAAGTTTATCCGAGGCGTGAGCATCGATGCCGACTCAATCAGTGATGCGGACGTTGAGTTCGTTTGGCCGGAAGACAGTGCGGCGGGAGAAGATGAAGATGACCCACTAGCACTCCTCTTTGCTCAGCCTGAAAAGATAATCTTCCATGCCGGACGAATCAGGGCCGCAACGCTGGTAGACATTCCTGCTTTTGCAGAAGCCTACATAGAACTGACAGACGAAACGGGTAATGTAGTTGCGGGGGGTAGCCGGTTTCAATTTGGCGCTGTTGCCGCGCATGACACTCCTACGTCAGAAGCATCCTGGGATGGACCAGCCAACGAAACTAGACTTCCTTCCCCCATGAGTGTCGAGACTGCTCGGGATGCTTATGCATGGATGGATGACGCTCGTGTAGAAGACGGGCAGATTGTCAAAGACGCTGCTCGGTTCATTCATCATGAGGTGAGTGCAGACGGTTCACCCGGCGCGGCTAACCTGACTGCCTGCTCTACCGGGATCGGAGTCCTGAACGGAGCAAGGGGCGGAACGACCATCCCAAACGCTGACGTGCAAGGCGTGTACGACCACCTAGCGGCACATCTCAGGGATGCTGATAGGGAACCTCCTCCGCTCACTGCCAGCGCCTCAGGCAGCCTTACAGCCGCTCTAGCGGTTGAAGACTGGACACCCCCTAAGGAGTGGTTCACTGATCCCAGGCTCAGTGTCTACACGGGGATCACGGTTCACGCCTCAGGACGCGTCTACGGTCATGCTGCTGCCTGGGGATCGTGTCACATCGGATACTCAAACGAATGTGTCTCGGTTCCTGAGGAAGATTCTCATCCGTACTTCATGACGGGCGAAGTCTTGACCGAAAGCGGGGAAGCCGTTTCCGTTGGTCAGATCACGGTTGGCACGGGACACGCAGGATTGAATCTAGGCCATCAGGCTGCCGCATCCCATTATGATAATACAGGTTGGGCGGTTGCTGATGTGGCAGTAGGTAATGATGCTCACGGTATCTGGGTTGCGGGAGCTATCCGGCCGAATGCCGATTCATCTAAGGTGCATGAGCTGAGGGCATCGGGGCGCGTCTCGGGTGACTGGCGCAGGATCGGCGGAAAGCTCAGGCTCGTTGGTCTTTTGGCCGTAAACGTCGCTGGCTTTCTTGATCCTGCTATGCGTGCTCGGGTAGCATCGGGTAACGTGCTGTCTCTTGTTGCTGCGGGAACTTCTCCGGTTGCTCCGAAGTTCGAGCAGATGACTAAGCAGCAGGCAATGCGAATTGTCATGGGTATGTTGGCAGAACGTGTTAGGAAGGAGTGAACGCGAGTATGTGTGCTTGTAACAAGAAGCGTCCTAAGCCTGTGATTGTTCGTCCCGGCGCATAGTCGCACGCGGACATGATGATACGACAGAAGGCCCGGAACCTCACTTAGAGGAATCCGGGCCTTCTGTTTGCTTGGGTCAGTCTCGGGCTGGTGTCAAGTGACTGGACGTACTTCGACCGTGAATCCTTCTGGGCCAACCAAAGCTAGAAGACTCTCCGGGTGATCCTGAAACCCTTCCTGATCGATTTGTGCCATTATCTTAGGGTCGGAAGTTCCGTATGCTCCGGGAGCTTCCTCCGCACTGACTTCGTACGTGACTTGAATGACTGCTTCGAACTTCATCAGTCCTCAATCAGTTCAACTATCGATTTAGCTAAAGCCTACCGGGCCTGAACCAGCACGTCAAGCCTCTGTGTCCAGTTTGCTCCTTTGATCAAACAAGTCAAACTAAGTCGTCTTTGCTCTCTCTAGGAACAGCTTGGTACATTGACAACACAACTGACTTAGCCTGTCCCGTCCATGGAGGGTATGACATGGCTGATGAGCTTTTTTCCGCTCCATCGGACCTAACACTTATAAATGATCAAGAACTGAGTGCGCTCGAAGATCAGGGCATCGCGGAGTTTGATCGAGTTCGCTCTCTTGAGGAGGTGACTCCGGAGCGTGTTCAGTACGCTGCTCAGCTTACGTCAGATCTTGACCGAATCAGGGCAGAGCTTGCCGCCCGCGAAGTTCGTGCACAGCGTCTCGCAGAGCAGGAACGGGTACGAAACGCAGATCAGATGACAGCTCTAAACGCTCGCGTCCACGGTCCTGAAGAACCTTCTGAGCCTCTTGAGGGCAAGGTCATGGGAAGCGATGAAATCGCGGAAGCTGCCGCCAAGGGGGTGACTGCCGCTCTGGTTTCTGTCCTTGGTGAAAGGATGATCCCTAAGCGGACCATCGCCTCTCTGTCTGAGACTGCCCAGGTTGCCCCGCAGCCTAAGACTCCTCAGACCAAGCTGAGCATCACTGCGAGTGTTGACATTCCTGGCGTTGCTCCGGGCAACAACATCACCACCCTGAACTCACTAGGAGAGGCGTTCTCCCGTAAGGCTCGCGCGGTTCCTGTCACTCGTTCAGGTTCTACCGACAACGGGCACACGGTTGCCACTATCAGGAACAGTTTCGAACATACGGTTGATGACCGTACATCTCCCGCTCAGGTTGAAGAACTGTTTAACCATCTTCTCAGGCCGGAGCTGAAGAATTCCCTCGTTGCGGGTGGTGGCTGGTGCGCTCCGTCCGAGATTCGATACGACTTCTTCAACATCGCGTGTGAAGATGGTCTAATCGATCTCCCCACCTTCGGTGTGACCCGAGGCGGTATTCGGTTCCCCGTTTCACCGTCCTTGGCGGATGCCATCGGTGATAACGCCTTTGGTGGATTTGCTGTTCCATTCTCTAACGCTTCGGTTCCGTTCCTGTGGACGGAAGCCGATGACATCGCTACAGTCACCGGTTCTCCGAACAAGCCTTGCATGAGGGTCCCCTGCCCGGACTTTGATGAAGAACGTCTAGAGTGCTACGGCATCTGCCTTACAGCCGGTAACCTTACGGATGATGCATATCCGGAAGCAACCCAGAACACTCTTCGTCTTCTGATGTCGGCTCACGCTCATGCCATGAACGCGCGTCTTATCGCGCTCATGGTTGCTCAGTCCTCCGCCCCGATTGCTACGGGTGAGTTTGCGGGCGGTGGAACTCCCGCTACCGCTAAGCCTGCCTATCAGCAGATTCTTTCCGGACTTGCTCTTGGTGCAACGGACTATCGATCCCGATTCGGTATGTGTATCGATGATGTGATCGAGATAGTTGCTCCTTACTGGCTCAGGGACGTAATCAGGGCTGACCTTGCGTGGCGTACGGGCGTTGATCTGCTGTCCGTTTCGGATGAGATGATCAACGGCTTTTTCGCTGATCGAAACCTTCGTGTCCAGTGGGTGAATGACTGGCAGGTTCGGGGTGCGGGTCAGTTCGGTAACGCAACTCCCATGACTGCCTGGCCTACTACGGTTGATGTCATGATGTATGCGGCTGGTACCTTCCTGCACGGAAACGGTATGAGCCTGGATCTCGGCGTCATTCGTGACTCGGTTCTTAACGCTGAGAACGACTTCACTGCTGCGTGGTCTGAAGAGTGTCACCTCATCGCTCGTGTCGGGCATGAGTCTCGTCAGTACCGAATCACGTTCTCTGTGATGGGTGCGACGACTGTTGCCAACCTGACTCCGGGTACCCACATCGATCCGTTCCCGAATCTCTGATAAGAAAAGGAGGTGAAGCAATATGGCCGGTGCACGACCGATTGTTGAACCGCCCGTATTCTCCTCCCTTCCTTTCGGATTGTGGGATGCGGTTCAAAAACCGGAAGCTCCCGCCCATTGGCAAAACGGAGTTACGTATATCGAGCGTTGCCCGCGCGGTGATACTACTTATGATGAGTGCGTTTCCGTGACGGGAACGGGCGCGCCCCCGGAGCCTCCTGCAAAGACAGATAATGTCTTTCAGGCGTTCCGGGGCGCCACGCCCATCACCATCTACGCTCGGTTCGACTGTTCTCCCGTAGGGATCGGAGAAGCTGAAGAAGCAGCAACAGAAGCTCTTTCTCGTTCAGAAAACACACAGCTAGAGGCAGCCTTCTGGACTGGATCGGTTGGAGGCCAAACAGCGGCCTTTCCTCATCTTGCCGCAGATGCTGAGGTAGATGACGCACAGAGCATCCTTCTCCAGACTGCTGCGTCTGTCTGCGTCACGGGTGCAGACGTGGCTCATGGACTCGGAGAGCTAGAAAACTGTTTGGCGGATTGTCACTCTGGTCAGGGAGTTATTCACATTCCTCCGGAAGCGCTACCAACATTCTTCGCATGGAATCTCGCTATTCGTAGAAATGGTGGCCTATTCACTCCTGCCGGTCATCAGATCGTGGTGGGCACTGGATATCCCGGGACAGGCCCGGACGGTTCTGCCGCTCCTGCGGGCTTCACGTGGATTTACGCTACGGGACCGATGTTTGGGTACCGGGGCAACGTTCGTTTTACCACTGCGCGCGAATCTTTCGATCGTGCGGAAAACACACTTCAGATGATTGCAGAGAGAACCTACGTTCTCGGATGGCAATGTTGTCACTTCGCAGCATTGATCGAGCTTGGCGTATCGACGTAATGGGTAGGCATCATGGCTAATTCAACGTGCGCAACTCCCATTAAGGGAACGCACATGCGCATCATTGCGCTTGACGTCTGTGGCGTACCTATTACCGGTACGGGCAGTCTAGTTATCGTTACCAAGGGATTTGTTCAGGTCTCACAGGCTCCGCAATACCAAGAGGGAGAGGAATTCTTCGAGCGTACTGCGGATGGTACTCCCTGCGTAAATCAGAGAGACGACGCCACTCTCACAAGGATGCAGCTTACGATTGATTTCTGTGAAATTAACGTGTTGGGTGCTTCCTGGATCATTTCCGCTCGAAACCTTGTTTCCGGAGGACCTATCACAGGATCGGGTACAGCTACTGGGTTTGCTGTGGCGGAAGGCAATTCAGTCAACCGTTTCTCGCTTGAAGTCTGGCAGGAAGTTGCTGGCTCCGGAGCGTGTGACGCAGAGGGTAACCAGCGATTCATCTACAATGCGTGGCCGAACGTGGGCGCTTCTCAAATTGGTGAGTACGCCATTGAGAATGGTCGCAGTACTCTTCAGGTAATCAGCGAAACCAGAGGTGCAGCGGCTGTTTGGGATACGCTTATCGGCGCTCCCTGGCTCCCTGCGGGAGAATTCGTTGATACCGATGAGCATTGGCTGTGGAACGTGACAACCGAACCTCCGCCAACAATCATGTGTAATTCAACTGAGCTAGTTCCGGCATAATGGCTACACTTCTTGAAGCGCATAGCGCGGTTCCTGATCCACACGGGGACCGCGCTTATGCGGATGCGCGCTTTATTCCCATAGATGGAGATGTAGTAAATAAGTCTCGTACCGTAGATAAGTCTGAAGACTTGTCCAGGCAAACAACTTCTCTATCCGATGACCCGGATTTGTCACAAAGCATAGAAGCAAACGCGCGATACGCTTTCACTACATTCCTAAGCGTTGATGGAGATACTACAGCAGGAATCACTTTCGGCTTCTCAGTTCCTGAGGGGGTGACAGGTTTTTGGGGGCAGGGGTCTAGAAATAATAGGCTAGCTTTTTCTGAAACTAGTACAGCCATTATTTCTGCCTCTGGTATAACTTTGACTTTGTCGGGCTCGATTATCGTAGGGGAAAACTCCGGTTCTTTCTCTCTTCGGTGGGCTCAAACCCAAACCGGTTCTACCCCTTTGTTCATCAGAGCGGGTTCCTGGCTTAGGCTTATGAGGACTGTTTAAAATGCCTCTAGCTCAATATCGAGATTCTTACTGGTTTCCGAGCGGAATTCTCGCAGCTAATGTGGAAGCCCGAGTATTCCCTCTCAGTTCTTCTGCACTTGCTCAATTGTGGACTGACGTAACCGGAACTACTGCGCTGCCTAATCCGCTTTTCACCAATGGTGCGGGAGTTCTTGAATTCTGGGCAGAAGAGGGTGAATACTGGATACACATCGATACTGAGTCATTTAGAGTTCAGGTCGGCTCTCCTGACGTAGATGTATTCGAAGTAGCATCCGCCACCCTTAGTACCGGAGTTCTATGGGGTGGCTCTATGTTGGTAAATGCAGGGAACCCTCTAGCGGTAGACGTAGATGCGCTAGTCGGGTACGTAGTAGACGTCCTAACAGATCCCGTTAGACCGACAATCAGACGCGTATCTGCTCCTGCTCAAACCGTCGTTCTAGACGCTGCTGCTCAAGCTAGGACGCTTACTTGGTTCGTGATGGACGCTAACGGCGTCTTGACTCAACAAGCCGCGCGCCCCGGTAACGTACAAGCAAGAACTCATATAGTTCTTGGTATCGTGGCCCAAGCAGCGGGCGCCATTTATGAAATCGAAGCACAACCTGTCATCCTTGCTCAACCAGGAAATCAGTATTTTGATCTAGTAGAATCTTTGAGACCGTTCAACATTTCAGGTAATGTAGTTTCACCAAATGGCGCTAACCTAATGTTGAACGTCTCGGCAGGCACAGCTTATGCTAGAGCTTTCAACCATTTTCTTAGTGGCGTTTTGACAAACAATCCCCACGTTGCATCTTCTGCGGGTCAAAGTCCTGCGCAGTGGCGATACTCGCTTAGAAACACGGTAGTTTTTCCTCCGCTTACTAATCTTGTTGATCGTGCTAATTATGATCTAAATGGCGTTCTTACGCCTGTAGGAGGAGGAGCCAATACCAGTACGGTTCAACGAGTGTGGCATTTTCCAACTACGATCCCAGCCAACGAGTTTGCCATTCAGTACGGGCAGAGCACGTATTCTAGTCTGTCTGCTGCTATAAATGCTATCGGCTCAGGAACATTCGTGCCGCACCCTGAACTAAGTGCAGCCGGAGTTCTTGTTGCTTATATAGCTGTTACTCGTACAGCTACTAACCTGTCGGATCCAACACAGGCTATGATCATAACCCCAGGAAAGTTCGCCACCCCCTAGGAGTAGTCATGCCGGTTATCAATCCGACTACTCCCACAGGAACGCCTCCGGGGCAGGGAGCAGACTTCGGACCGTGCCAGAATTGGCCGTACGTCCTCACGTGCGATATCCCTATAGAGGCTGCCCCGATCACCGGCTACGCCATTAGCATGGCGACGGATCTTCTCTGGTCTATGACCGGAATGCGATTCGGTCTGTGCACCATAACACTTCGTCCATGTAGACGAGAGTGCTTCGACCCATGGCCCGACGACTGGCGTATGTGGCCTGCTTCCGGCACCTTTCCTCAGCCTGCGTTGATTGCTGGCCAGTGGTTCAATCTCGTCTGCGGGGGATGCCCGGGTACGTGCTCATGCTCCTCTGTCTCTGAGTTCCGCCTGCCCTCTCCGGTTCACCAAATCGTAGACATCACTATCGATGGAACACCGCTTGTTACCGGCGCTTACCGCGTGGACAACAACCGGCTGGTGGTTCGTGAGGATGGGGGCACTTGGCCTCTGTGCAACGATCTGAGCGCCCCGGACGGAGCAGAAGGCACCTGGACAGTCACAGCTGTTTTCGGGGAGCCTGTGCCCGATGGAGCGGCTTTGGCCATGGGCGAACTCATATGCGAAATCATCCGTGGCGCACTCGGCGGTGACTGTCGCCTACCGGCTGGTGTGCAGCAGCTTGTCAGGCAGGGCGTAACGATTCAGTTCCCGGATGTGGGGGAGCTGTTCAGGCAAGGGAGAACCGGTCTCTACCTTGTAGACATGTTTATCAACACGTGGAATCCCTACGGGCTCAGACAGAAGTCCAGAACGTATAGGGTGGATCAGCCCGAGGTTCGGAGAACGAATACATAGCTAAGGGCCCTATGTTTCACGTGAAACGTAGGGCCCTTAGCGTTTGATCACTGGCCCCAAACCTTAGGCAGTCTGTTGTCCCACATCTCCCCAGGCAGAGTCTTCAGCCACTGAGCAACCATCTCGGCAGCTTCGCCAGCATCGCACGGGGGCTCTTCCCCTCGATCGGTAAAGCGCTGCGTCCAAAACTCGACCATCGTTCCTGCTGCGTCCAAAAGCTCAGCCGCTACAGCTTGCTTTGTCTCACGCTTGCCCACGGTCTTTGTTCCTCTCGATCAATTTAGCTAAAGCCTACCGGTCAATACTAGGACTGTCAAGTACACTGAAGAGATGAGGCGTACTACCCGAAGAACTGCGTACACTGTAATTCAGGCAGCCATCGGACTTATCATAGCCTTCCCTATCCTGATAGACGCTGCGGGCGTCTCCGAAACACTGCCTGGCATAGGCGTTGCATTGGCTGTGTCTGGTTTTACAACTCGACTTATGGACATCCCCCAAGTTCAAAGCCTACTAGCGCATCTCGGTTTGTGTGACAGCGAACACTGCGGAAGAGGAGAAGACGAGGAATGATTTCAGGACCAACTAAATGGTATGTCCTAGCCGAATCTTTGAGGCAAGCTATTCATAACGATTTGACCGTGAAACCCGATCGTTCAGGCGTAGTCCCTGCTGCGATTGCCTGGGATGAGTGCGACTGTGGTCTTCTAGCAGTCACCTACGCTCAGATCTACCCAAGCGAGGTTTTCCCAGACTTGCTAAACAACCCTTCGGGCAACTGTGACGCGAGCGTAGAAGTTGGCGAACTTATCATCCAACTGATTCGCTGCGCTCCTAACCCTGGCACCGATCCTCTAGGAAACGACCTAGCCCCTTCCGTTTCTGCTCTGGACACTTCAGCACAAGAGATTCTACGGGACGCTTATGAATTGATCACGTCCGTCAGAACTACTCTCTGTCAGTTCGAGGACGACAGAGACATTTCTGCCTACCTTCTTCGTCCACTAGTCCCCCAGGGTCCTTCGGGTGGATGCGTAGGCAACGAACTGAGAGTGTTTGTCGGTCTACTGAGGGGATGAGCAAGGGGCTATGTTCCTCAGAACACGCTAGCGCGTGTTTCACGTGAAACATAGCCCCTTGAAAGTCAGAGCATGTCTTTGACCCTAAGAGGAAGCCCAATCATACGGTCTGGTGTGAACGGGCCAGCTTCATTACCCGCATCCGTACGAATGGTGAAGCTGACTTCCAAGACACGAACGAGGTAGCCAGTGATACAACCCAAGGCGTTATCCCATTCGATAGCGATCCTCAAGTCTTCGCCCGGAGCGAGGCTGTTCTTCATCTCGCGAAGCTTCTCAATATCCATTATTCTCCCTTTCATCTGTGTTCCTGCTCCTAAGCATACAGAAGGCCCAGAGTTTTGTCTATCTCTGGGCCAGTCTGCTTACTCGGGAAGTCCCTTGCTCTTACGCCACTCGCACGCTACTTCAGAGAAGACTGATTCGGCAGCGTCCCTGTAGTCTTGCAGGGGCTCAGCTTCCCTGAACGTCGTCTTAAGTGCGGTGCTGAAGTGATGGTTCCCAGCGTCTACCGCCTCATATCCAGCGGCAGCAACTTCGAGCATCTCATCCGAGCTGTCCTGAGTAGTGTCATACCGAAAGGTCATAATTCTCTCTTTCCTCTGTTCTCTTGTCTGATCTTAGTCTAGCACGCTTCTTCAGTCTTGACCACCTGAATCTCTTCGTGGCCGTTGCTCATGGTCCAAAGTGTGTCTCGCAACCAGTCTGCCGCTTCCTCGGCAGACCAGCCGACAATCTTCCGGGTGTACTCAACTTCCTCACCCTTGTGCCTGTAAGTGATCTCGTACATGTTCATGACCAACAATGCTCCTCAACTTGCTTCACGACACGACCGAAAGCTGCGTCACCCTCAACAAGAATTTTGTAGTCCTTGAAGTCGTTCTTTACGGGGGAGGTAGCCGTGTTCACTCCTTTGTACGCCCGAACACGCACCCGAAGAACAGTCCCGGTACTGAGCTGGACAATCCTGCGCGTGATCACGTAGGTGTAGCCTTTACCGTAAATCTCTTTCCGGTTCACTGTTCTTCCTTCCGTCTGTGTTCCTGAGAACAGCATACCACACTTCTAGACTGCTGAAACCTAGAAACTTCTTCCTCTTTTGGGTTTGACAGGTCCTCTGTTTGGGGTAGGATAGAAGCAGAAGGACAGAGACAAGAGAAAAGAGGAAGCCATGGATGCCACAGAAGCAGCGATGAAGGCTCAGAAGGTCAAGATCCTGCACAAGAACCGCAACGGCTACAAGGTGGTTGAAGAGGGCGGATGGATCAAGGTTCTCTACGCCGGAGGCGGGATCAAGGCAAAGTTTCCGGTCTGTGACTTGAAGTACATCGGAGGCCCGAACCTCTGGATCGAACAGAACACCCGATAAACCGGAAGCCTCCCCGAAAGGGGAGGCTTCCACTTGGCCATTTTATGATGATATTTCGGGAAACTTGGACATACCATGTCGATAGACGTATCTGTACAGATAGACCGGTCTAGACTGGAACGCCTTCTTAGGCTGCCTGGGGGACTGGTTGAACGCAACATGAGAAGGCGTATCGAGCGGGTAGAGAACCGAGCAAGGCAGCTTGCGCCAGGCAGCATGTCACGACAGATTAGGTCCGAGATCACACGGGAACGCAACGAGGTAACCGGATTTGTGATCAGCGATCACCCCGCAACGATCTTTGTTGTGTCGGGTACCCGTCCGCATATCATCAGACCCGTTCGTGCCCGAGCGCTCCGGTTTCAAGTAGGCGGCCGGACCGTGTTCGCTAAGATCGTGTATCACCCCGGTACGAGGGCAAACAACTTCCTCCTAGAGGCTTTGCGCGAAGCACTCTAGGAGGAAGTCTGTTCGTCTTAGCTCATGGCATCCTCTGTGATCTGGTCCAGAAGGTTAATCAGCCTATCCGGGTGCGGGAACAGCTCCGGGTGCTCAGTCTCGACAGCGAAGACGTTGCTTGAGTTCGCTTGCACAGCGTCAGAGTGCGTCATCTTGCCGTTCTTGACCTTCCGGCCGTTAGCGCGAGCAGCGGCCTTCAGTTCTTCAAGCTTGGCGTTCCTGGGGTTCACGATCTCTTCCTCGTTTCTTAGCTTTCGAACTGAACAGTCAGACCGTACTGACCGTAGTACGCTCGAACGTCATCTTGGGTGAACTCTCGATAGACGTTCTCCGCCACGGCCCAACCCTGAAGTACCAGACTCCACACATTCCACTCGTTGGTCTCTTCGTTCCAACGAACCTGAATAGTCCTCATGGTCTGTTCCTCTCGTCTGTATTCCTGAGAAGAGTCTAGCGGTTCGGCTGGTCTGTGTCAACCCATCCGATCCAACGCCCTAGCCAGTGCCTTACCCTCCTTCTCAATCTGTTCATCAAGGTGGTCCGCATACTCGTTCAGGCTGTCAGCCAACGAGCGGGCATCTTCGGGAGTCAGACCAACTTCAATGACTCGACCGTTCTCCCGCGCTGGGTCACAAACAGTAAACCGGAGACACACCTTGAGCTGAGCATCTTCAAACAGCTTGATCCCCTTGGACCACAGTTCAGCGACCCAGTACTTCCTATGCGCCATCGGTGTTTCCCCCTCGCCTCTTGACTGACTGATTCCACTGTTCGGTCAGGTTGTCGGGAGTCTTCCCCTCATTCTGCTTATGCAGACTGTCGAACGTGTCTGCCTTTTCCTGAGGAGTCATCCTATCCATGTCTGAACGAGGCAGGTCGGAATGCTTACCCATTTGTCTTCTCCTTCAAGAGTTCCGCCTGAATCCTTCTGCGGTTTTCCTTACTTACTTGAGCACATTCAACCATGTACGTTTCAAGAAACTCACGCACGTATTCTACCGTAACTTCCATGCGCTCAGCAGTAGCAATCTCTGCCTTAGTGTATTCCTCCATCACCATCCCTCCCATCGATTGAGTCGAGTCTACAGCATCTGTGTGTAGGGATGTCAAGCCCCAAAACTCAAGTGTCCGAATCATCCCCGTGTGCCCCTGAGATGTCATAGCCTGCCCTTTTCTGTCACCCCAGTATGTACAGAATGCCAAGGACGTCTTTAGTGTCCGATGCGCCCGAACACGCCCCGGAATGCCATCACGGCCTGTAATCGTGCATAGCGGTGAACACGGTGAACACGGTGCCCCGGTTAACGCCCATATGAAATCCCCACGCGAGGTTTAACTGGCGAGGGTGTTCACCGTGTTCCCATATACGAGCGAACACAGAGAGTAGTTGGGAACGATCAAGGAAAAATCTGGCGTACCGTCCAGAAGATGAAGGATTTTACGAAGAAGCGAACACCCATTACTTTTCGGGTAGATGAGGACACGTTCGAGGCAGCCCCTGCAATCCCTGCGGAAGTCCTGACAGACTTCGCTGTCAAGTTTGCAGATGTTGAGAGCCTCCCTGCACTCAAGCGCGTAGAGGCACTGGCTGAAGTTCTTGAGATGATTCTCAAGCCTGCTTCTTTCGAACTGATGAAGAGTCGGATGAAAGACAAAGAACAGCCGATAGAGATTGATCAGTTGAACGACATTATTGCTTGGCTCATGGAACAGTACGGACAACGCCCTACACAGCCGTTGCCGGACTCCTTTCCTGGGCGACTCAACCCGGAATCTGGCACGAACTTGACGGAAACTACATTGGTAGGGGTATCGACCTTCAATCCCTCGAAGTAGATAGGTTTTTGAACCTCATCTATTCAGAGATGCTGAAGCGTCTCTCTCCAAAGAAGGGCCAGAGCATGGACGACGCCCGCAGAGCACTGGACGCGCGCCTAGGGGTGCCAGCGTGGGGCGTGGCTGGCGTTCTGAGGGCCTCTGAGCAGGAGCGCGACCCGTCGGCCCCCTATTGGTGGAGCGGCGCTGAGAACGCCTCTCAGAGCTTCCTTAGCTCTATGGGGGTGGCGCTGTGACTACGCCGTCCGGCGGTCTCGTCGGGGACGCCACCATTCGAGTAAGAGCGGATACCGATGATGCAAGTAGAGCGATCACCCGTTTTGCTTCTACCGCTGTAAGATCCCTTGGTTCTATCGGTCCCGCTATTGCACCTCTCGCAACCATCGGTGCTTCTCTAGGAACAGCAATTCCTGCTGTCGCAGGCGTAGCTGCCGCTGTTGGCAATCTGCTTCCCGCAGCAACAGCGGCAGCTACTGGGTTTGTTGCAATCCGGCTTGCGGCTGGAACCGTTCAGCTTGCGATGGTCGGAGTAGAAGACGCAATTAGCGCAGCTTTCGAGACAGGTGAAGGAAGCACCGAAGCGTTCAGGGAAAGCCTAGAAGGTCTCGCCCCCGCAGCTCGCGCTACCGTTGTTGAAATTCGGGGGATGCGAGAGGAACTGACCGCTGTACAGCAGGGAGTGCAACAGCGGTTCTTCGAAGGGTTTGCGGGGGAACTGAGGGATCTATCCGGTTCGGTCCTCCCCGTTCTTCAAAATGGTCTTAACACTACAGCCAATATCTTCAACGATATGGCGGTAGGTGCGTCCGATGCAGCAGAACAGCTAGCAACAGACGGAACCCTAGGACAGGCTGTCCAAGGTGCAAACCTAGGTTTGCTTAATCTACGTGATGTTCCTGCCCAAGTCATCACCGCGTTTACACAACTCGCTGCGGCAGGCGCCCCGGCTTTTGAAAGAATCACTCTCGCAGCGGCGAATGCAGCAACGCGTGTCACGGATGCACTATCCGGCGCAGTAGAGTCCGGAGCTCTAGAAAACGCAGTAGAGCGTGCGTCCGATCTCTTTGCTTCTCTGCTCCCCATTGCTCAGGATGTGTTCGGAATTCTGAGCAATCTTTTTGAAGCTGCATCTGTTGGCGGAGACGACCTGTTTCAGGTTCTCGGTTCGGTTCTTGATGCGCTGAATCAATTCACCGGTACGACAGCTTTTCAAGATGCGATAAGTACCCTGGCTGAAACGATGGGTGTAGTAGGGGATACTGTTGCACCGCTTTTGATCAGCGCTCTAGAGGCTATAGCACCCGTATTCTCTGTTTTGGGTCCGCCCGTCCAAAGACTTGTGACTGCTCTTGGCCAGGGTCTAGAGCCGATCATAGAAGCTATCGCACCACTTCTAGTTACTGCTGCTGAAGGGGTAGGCCAACTAGCAGATGCTATTGCTCCCGTTCTACCAATCGTTGGAAGTTTGATAGCTCAACTCGGACCAATTCTTCAACCTATCCTTGAATTTCTTGTTGGACAGATTCAACTCTTCGCCCCCGCTGTTCTTCAAGTAGCAACTATTCTAGGAAATGTTCTTCGACCTATCCTAGCGGTACTTCCTCAGATTCTAGAACCTATTCTTCAAGCGTTCTTGCGCTTGATAGAAGCCGCACTCCCCGTTCTTATTGAACTTCTAATAGAACTAGAACCGACCCTAATTGAGCTTACTGTCCTATTGGCGGATCTACTCCTTGCGCTTACTCCTTTGATCGTAGCTGCGCTAGATTTGGCCACGAACATTCTCAATTTCCTTATGCCCGCGATTAGCGGGTTGATCGGGATCGTGGGAGGACTAGCCGGGGTTCTAAGCAGGCTTGTCTCTGGGGTAATCCGAGGCGTAGTGATGCCAATCATTCGCGCTTTGACTGCTCTTTTGAGTGGAGATTTCTCCAGAGCGTTTAGGTCAGCTAGGACTCTTGTTTCTCGTGTACTCAACGCCATTGAAGGTTTCTTCCGGAGCCTGGCAAGCACAGCCAATACAGCCCTTAGAAACACCGTTGATTTTGTTCGAGATCGTGTCGCAGACATCGTTAACTTCTTCCAGAACATGCCCGATAGAGTGATTCGCGCTCTGTCTAATCTTGGAAGCAGGCTAAGGGATACAGTCAGAAATGCTGTTCAAAGGGCAGTAGATGCTACAACCAATAGAATCGATCGAATCGTAGAGATTATAGATAATCTTCCGCAGCGTGCAGTAGATGCCCTAGGTGATTTGGGCAGTACTCTGTTCAACGCTGGTAAGGATCTGATTCAAGGGTTCATTGACGGTATCCTGAGTCTTGGTGATGCAGTTGAAGATGCAGTCGGCGGTCTAGTTGATGCTGCTACCGGCTGGCTTCCTGGCTCTCCCGCAGAAAAGGGGCCCTTGTCTGGGCAAGGCTACGTCTTTCTCAGAGGACAGCGTTTCACTGAAGACTTTGCGCGGGGCATCAAGCTTCCTGAAAATCTTCTTGAAGATGCGTCCAGAGACCTTGCTATGTCTTCTGTTAGCGGCTTCGAAGAACTTGGGCGCCCATCACTTCCTCTGTCCTTGGTTCCTGCGTCAGCAGCGGCACGTCCGGCTGTAACCACGCCTTCCCAAGTAGTGGTTAACTTCACTAATAGAGGGGTCATAGGTTCTAGAGCAGAGGTGTTTGACTGGTTGACTAGCGCTCTTGATCAGTTGGCACGTCAGAATCGTCTGCCTGTTAATCAAGTTCAGAGAAGGCCCGGAGGGGGAATGTTGAGATGACATGGTCTCCCTGCGTTTCAGGCGCTGCATATACGATTGCTATCGATTGGAATGAAGACGGTTCTTTTTCTGGACTAGATGATCTCACTACAGACGTCCTAGACCAGGGAATTACGTCTTCCTACGGAAGAGATCAGGCGCGGCAGCTTTCCCCTCCAAAGATAGGTGACGCCGCATTCTCCGTTTGTAACGTATCTCGCATCTTCTCTCCGGAAAATACTTCTTCCCCTTTGGTTAACGAACTTGGCGCCGCTCGACCGACCGTTATTGAAGTTGACTTTGAAGGTAATATCTATCCTGTCCACTCAGGTCGGGTAGATGATTTCCAAGTACACGCAGACTTCTCTAATCGTTCTGTCGATTTCACTTCTGCTGACGGTCTAGCGCTTCTGCAAAATGCTGAGTTGAGTACCGGAGTTTTTAGAGCGCAGCGAACCGGAACTATTATTAACAGTATTCTCGATGCTATCAATTGGACTGCCCCTAGGAGTATTGATGTTGGCGCCAACCGTCCTCCCTTTTGGTGGGCGGAGGGAACGGATGCGCTAAGCGCGGTCAACTCTTTGATTCTTTCTGAGGGTCCTCCGGCCATCGCTTACGTTGCCCCTGACGGAACCTTCGTATTTAGAGATAGACATCACAGAATTCAAGACGAGAAATCCCTTACTTCTCAAGCATTTTTTAATGCTGACGAGATTAGTTGTGAATCTCCAGTAGTATCAGGTTTTAGCTATACTCCCCCTTTTACTTACGATCACGGTTGGCGAGACATTATCAACCGAGTCATACAGGATGTACAGACGCAGATTGTATCTGCTATTGATGAAGTGGTTTGGTCTGACGAAGGTACCTTTAATATCTCCAGCGGAGAAACCATAAGCCTCATAGCAGTGGCTAATGAGCCGTTTATTATGGCTCAGGTTCCCGACCAAAGCATTGACTTTGGGACAATTTCCGGAGTAGGTACGCTAACAGTTTCTCTAGATAGAACCTCGGGGCAAGCTGTAACTATTCGATTGACTGCTTCGGGCGGTTCTGTTCAGTTCACTTATATTCAGCTCAGAGCACGTTCTATAGCGCCTGGCGCAGCCCTTAAAATTGATGAGTCAGATACTGCATCTATCTCTAGTCACGGAGAAAAGAGTTACCCCAATAATCTAGAATGGGTTAACAGGCATAATGCTCTAGCTGTAGCTCTTATCATTTTGGCTCATTACGCGGAGCGTAGGCCACTCGTTCAGATGCGACTAGTTTCCTGCGATCCTGAACATTTTCTACAAATATTGACCCGAACTATTTCTGACAGAATTACTATCAGGAACGGGGAGCTTGGTCTATTTGACGACTTCTTCATTGAAAGCGTAGCTCACACAATACAGAGAATTAATCCTGATCAGCCTCCGGTTCATTCTGTGGTACTAGGATGTGAACGAGACGTGATAGAAATTGAAAACTGCTTTACGTTCGATGTAGCCGGAAAAGGTTTCGATCAGGGTGTTTTCTGTGGTCAGGGTGCAGACGATCCCGATACGGTTTTCATCTTTGATCACCCTCAAAACGGACAGTTTGATTTCGGAGTGTTTGGAACGTAGTCCGAACGTAGTCCGAACGGAGTTCAGGACGTGAATGAAGCGCGAGCGTACATCTACCATTCTCAGTGGGTAGCGGACTGTCCGCGACCATACTGTGGCAATACTGAATACTTGTTTGACAAGATGAACAAGAGGGATTTGAATTCGCCTCGAACAATCAGGAAGCAAGTATTCAGGTGCTCTTACTGTAAGTTGGTAGCCCCGATTGAATGGGCAACAAACGAACACGAGCTAGAAATTGTGCTGTCTATTCGGCCCGTTCCTCACACCCGTAATTGGTATCCTAAAGGACATCCTACGGCTATTAAGTATGGCCTCCCCGATGGGCAGACTATTCACGATCTGGTAGAAGAAGCGCGCGAACATGGCGTCATTCCTCCTGAACGAAAGGCTGTGCTCTAATGGTCTGGACTCCTCCTCTTACGGCTATTCCGGGATCAGTTCTCACTGCTGCTGAGTGGAACACGTCTGTTAGGGATAACCTCAACGAAACTGCCCCTGCTTTGGCTACGCAGCAAAGCACTATTTTCGTAGGATCAGGTGTTAACTCTATTGTGGAACGTCTTCCGGACGGTGAAGCAATTACCACTCAAGAGGACACAACTAGTACTTCTCCTGACGACCTGGCCACGCCCGGACCTACCGTCACGGTTACTACGGGCCCTAACGCCTTTATTCATTTTAGGGCTGGCCTCAGCAATTCCTCGGCGGGTGCTACGTCTATCGTCGGTTATGACACCTCCGGAGCTACTACTCTGGCAGCCAATATTGCCAGGGCTATTTCTTCGGACGGTCTTGCCGCTAACTCCCGCATGCGCATGGGTACGACTGTTTTTACTGATGGTCTTACACCTGGATCAAATGTTTTTCAGATGAAGTATTGGGTTAGCGGAGGCACTGGCACTTTTCTTCACCGTCAAATCTCAGTGGTTCCGCTATGACTGATCCGATCATAGGCGATCTTGTTCATTACGTAGAAAAAGCTGCACCCAATAGTGAGCTGACTTCCTGTAAGCCAGCTATCGTTAATCAGGTGCCTGGAATATTTGGCGTAGTTACTTCGGTGTCTCTTACGGCTTTTACTCCCTACGGAACAATAATTAATTGGAGCTGTGTTCAGAACGAGGAAAGTTACAATATAGGAACGTGGCACTGGCCAGAAGGAGCTATTTCCGGTGTCTGATCCCTTGAGCGCTGATAGACTTGTGAGCATTCTTAGAGCAGAAGGTCTTAAGGTAGTCGAATACAGAGATTGGAGGAATAACAACCGAAATCATATAGGTGACTGGGGCCCTGTACATGGAATCATGATTCATCACACCGTAACTAAGGGAACCGAAGCGACAGTCAGACTCTGCTATGAGGGGCGCTCAGACTTGCCGGGCCCTTTGTGTCATGGCGTGATTGCCAAGGATGGGACGATCTATCTTGTAGGGCATGGCAGGGCGAATCACGCTGGTCTAGGGGATGGTGATGTTCTAAGAGCAGTAAAAGAGGATAGGGAAGCACCGCCTGACAACGAAGCTAATACAGACGGAAACACTTTTTTCTACGGGTTTGAGTGCGAAAATCTGGGCGACGGTCAAGACCCCTGGCCGGAAGCACAAGTTGACGCTATAATCAAAGCAAGTGCGGCTATTTCTAGAGAGCTTGATTGGAAGAAATGGTCTACCATTGGTCACCTTGAATGGCAGCCCGGGAAGATTGATCCCCGGGGAGTAGGAATGAACTTCCTTAGGGAAAAAATAGAACAAAGGCTAGAGAGGAACGAAGAACAAATGCCGAGTAGGCTTGTCGTAGAAACAAAGAACCTTGTCCACATTGTTGAACCGAACAAATGGACTCAAATTAAGTTCAACAGAGTTTTGACCGATGGCGGCTGGTCTGATAGAAACGAGATGGCTACCATTTTGACCGGCGCAGCCTTCTACTCGCTTACTGCCGGTATAGAGGTAGACGGGTTGGTAACAGGGCAAGAACTTCAAATCAGGTTTGTCCACAACGAAAAGCAAGACGGAGAATGGGTGAGGGCCAGCAACCTACCTATTAGTTCTCCTACACATGACAAGATGAAAGGCAAGTTCGTCCACGTGTGGAATGGTTTTATCCCTGGGCATAGCTCAAATAGAGTATGCCTAGAGGTTTTCCATATGGGAGAGTCTCCGATCTCAATTAGCTCTGCTCGTGTTGAAGGATTGTACTGGAAGGATTGAACATGTCTGACGCTCGTATTAGGCATCTTGTGCACGAAGAAATCGACGGTAGGATAGTTCAGCTTGAAGAGAGTCTTGATGAAGTTCGTAGA